GAGATCATTACGCACCACACGACATACGAGGACGAGAATTAACTACTGGTAAATCACGACTATCGGCAGCACGTAAGATGAGTATCAGCTTCCAGATCACACCGAATATTCCGATTATGGATGGCATTGAAGCAGGTCGTCGCATACTTGGGCGTTGTTATTTCGACGAGAAGCGATGCGCTGATGGATTACGAGCATTGAGTTACTACCGCTGCGAGTATGACGAAGATAAACGAGTGTTTAAAGATCGTCCGCTTCATGACTGGTCATCACACGGAGCCGATGCGTTCAGATACTTCGCGGTAGCCTGGAGAGACAAGAAATCAGAAGGAATGGAAAGGCCAGTACAGATGGCTAACGACTGGAGTGTGTTTTAATGATGAAAGCAAAGATAAGGATTCTGGACAATGGCGACGAAATAACAGCAGATCAGTTAGCATTGAAGTTGAATATCAGTTTGAATAACGCGAGAAATCGCCTTACGAGATCTACTGATCCTGCTCAAGTGTATGCGCCAAAGAAAGGAAACAACAAAGAATGCAATGAGAGTTACAAGATGCGACGCATTCATAGCAGAGGTATGTTTGATGAAATGCTAGTGCTGGCCATGAAGTCGATCTAATGTGGCTCAAGCAACAATCATTAGTCGATACTTGGGATAAGAGTTATATCGAGTGGTTCATTGTATTCGAGCATGGTGATATGCCGTACTGGTGGGCCAAGTATTTACATTCTGGCTTTAGACACTGCTGGGCCTTACGTTGGGATGGCTTTAACTGGATTGCTTTTGATCCAAAGTTGGGCCATACGGACATAGAGATATTACCCTATGGCAATTTCGAGGATATAGAAATTATCTCCAAAGCTATGAATCTTAGTGTTATAATCCGCGCAAAGGTTTGGCGAGACTCCATAAGGATCAGAACTCCATATCCAACGGCCGTGACTTGCGTTGAGCAGATTAAGGCTTTGTTGGGGATTCGTAAGTGGTTTCTTTTTACGCCATACCAACTATTTAATCACTTATTAGGGGGAAAGCATGGGCGGATTATTCAGCAAGCCAAAAGCACCAGCTAAATCAGAATACCAAGTCAAAGCAGAAGCACGACAAACGGAAGAATCGGCTCGACTAGACAAGCAGGAAGATTCTCGTAAAGACGCCTTTAAACGTCGTCGTCGTGGACGTGCTTCGCTTATCTCTAACGATGAACGCGGTATTACATCAACACTAGGCTAGATTATGCCTAAGTATCAGATCCCGAAAGAACTCGGCAAAGTTGAGCAATTAATTCAGCGGTTTGATGCTGCCAAGGCACGTAAGATGCCATGGATCCCACATCTTCGTGAGTGTTATGAGTATTCATTACCACAACGAGACACCTTCTCGATGCAATCAAAAGGCACCAAGAAGAACACAGCGATATTTGATTCAACCGCAGTGATCGGCGTACAGAAATACGCTTCAAGACTACAAGCTTCATTAGTACCACCTTGGCGCAACTGGTCTATCTTAGCACCAGGTTCAGAAGTGCCAGAGCAAGAGCGTGAGAATATTCAAAAAGAACTCGACAAAGTAACCGAGATTATCTTCGATCACATTAATCACTCTAACTTTGCAACACAGTGTCATGAGTCATTCTTAGATCTAGCGGTTTCAACTGGTTCAATGACAGTCAAACGTGCGTCTAAGGGCGGATCGTCTGCGCTTGAGTTTGATGCAGTGCCACTAGCCGAAGTATTCCCAGAAGAGGGGCCTAATTCAGTTATTGAAACAGTATGGCGTGAGCATTCATTACCAGCAAGACATATTGATCGTCTATGGCCAGGTGCTGAACTCTCAGACCAGCTTACAAAGAAAGTACAAGAGAAGCCAGACGTCAAAGTTAATTTGATTGAAGGTACTATCTATGAGCCGAAGAGTGGATATTACTATATGTGCGTCATAGAACGCGAGGAAAACCATGTGTGCTTCACAGAAGAATATGAAGTATCTCCATGGATTGTGTTTCGTGAAATGGTGGTGCCGGGTGAGGTTCTTGGTCGTGGTCGTATCATGCAAGTATTACCGGACATTAAGACCGCAAACAAAGTAACAGAGTTTGGTCTTAGAAATGCAGCGCTTGCTATTGCTGGTATTTACACCGCACAAGATGACGGTGTTATCAATCCATACAATATGCAAATTAAGCCAGGCATGGTGATTCCAGTCGGCTCAAACGATAGTACAAACCCAACACTAAGACCACTAGACCGTGCTGGCGATTTTAACGTCGGTGAACTGGTGTTATCAGATCTTAGAGATCGTATCAACAAATCGCTATTCTCTGATCCGTATGGCAACACAGAGCAGCCGGTTAAGTCAGCGACTGAAATGAGCTTACGTTCTCAAGAGTTACTGATGGATGCTGGTTCAGCATTCTCAAGATTACAGTCTGAGTTTATCGAGAAGATCATCAAGTCGGTTGTTTATATTCTTAGAGAAGAGGGCAAGATTCCAGATATTCAAGTCGATGGTAGAGAGGTGACAATCAAGCACACGTCTCCACTAGCTAGAGCGCAAGATCAAGAGGATCTAATTGCGATGCAACAGTTTATGCAAATGGGTGCTGCGTTCGGGCCAGAAGCATTCGCGTTAGGTGCAAAGATTGAGGATAGTGTTACTTGGATCGGGCAAAAGCTGGGTATCGAACAAAAACTATTAAGAACTGAGCAAGAGAGAATAGAAATGCAAGAGAAAGCTGCTCAAGCTATGGCTCAACAACAACAAGCTCAACAGCAGGCAGTCAGTGGCTGAAGAATGGTCGTCTCTCGACATAGAGGGTGAGGCAGTTCAAAAACTAAAGGCTGATTCAGCAAAAAAGGCTAGAGATATTGCTAGTCGTTTTCATGGGTGTTTCAGTACAGAGGATGGACAATTTGTAATTAACCGATTAAAGGAAATTACACTTGATCGTCCAGTGCTAAATGCTAATTCAACACAGTTTGGTGCAGGCATGAGAGAAGGTCAAAACGCTATCGTGCGTCAGATCTTAGATCAACTTGCATTAGCTGAAAAACAATAAACGGAGAAGAGGATGAGTGAAGAGGAAAGTTTAATTGAAGCGCCAGTCGCAGACACAACAACAGAGCAGGAGGTGGTCACACCTACGGAGGACGGCGGTTGGAAGTTAGCCGATGAAATAAGCGGTGAAGGTGATCGTCCAGAATGGTTTAAAGATAAATACAACTCAGTATCAGATCAAGCGCAAGCTTATTCAGAACTAGAAAAGAAATTCGGTGGGTTCACTGGTGCACCAAAAGAGGATTATGAGCTAACAGTACCGGAAGGTGTTGAAGGTGAGTTTGATATGAAAGATCCTCGTATCGGCTGGTTCAAAGAAGCGGCTAAGAACTCAAATATGTCACAAGACACGTTCACACAGATGCTGCATGGTTGGGTTGAGCAAGAGGTTGGTGTGTCTGGTGGCGCAAGAGAAGCAGAGATACAAGCGCTAGGATCTAACGCACAATCAAGATTAAAAGACCTCGGCGACTGGGGCGCTGCAAACTTATCTCCAGAACAATTTGAAAGTATGAAGTCGCTTGCTTCTTCTGCTAGTGGTGTTGAGGTATTAGAAGCTCTAATATCTAAGACTCAAAAGAATGGTGTCGCTAATGTGGCTGCTGTTCAAACGGGGGTAACGAAAGAAGCTCTACATGAGAGAATTTCAGATCCTAAATACCAAACGTCAGCAGACTTTAGAAAAGAAACTGAGCGATTGTTTGATGATTTTTACGGCGGCTAATTGATACCGATATATGAGATAGTGCTTATGGCAGATTGTTGGCTATTCTTAGGCACTTGGTTATCATGCGCATAATGGGGAAAATATGGCACGTACAGCACAAGATATAAGAGATTCAAAAGGCAGATATATCAGAGTAACTTTACTCAAGAAGATCAAGTCTATTTGTAATAGGTTTTTAAATAAGATTGATGAGTGGCTGAAGTAATGAGATGAGTTTCTTTGTTAGAATACTGCTGCTAATATCGTTGGTTATTGCCTTCATGATGTCCACTGGATGTAGCTCACTAAAGTTTAACAATGTAGCCAAGACCAGTGCTACTACCGCTGTTACTTATGCGATAGCTGGCCCTATTCCTGCCATAGCAAACTTAGCTACCAGTGTTACGGTTGATGAGATACTACCCGAAGAGAAGCAGATTGACGATATTAAGACGAAAGAGCAAGCAGTGGCATTCGTGGCTGATTCGTTCTTTATGAACGCCTTATACGCTTTTATAGCGTTCCTTCTTATAACTAACATAGCAGTTCCTTACGTTACTCGCAAATGGGGTTACAACGAAGCTAAGAATAAGTATCGTAAGAATGATGATTAATTTTGGAACTGATGATCGCCCTATGTGGCGTTATGTTTACCATAGGATGAAAGATGACTAAATGTGCTTTATTATATTTGGTAGTTGGTGTGACAATAACGACCGCCAGCTATGCGTTTTTTAATGAGTTTATGAGTATGCCTGGTCAAATGATGCAGATGGTACAACCACAAAAAACTCTTTCACAACCATGCGTCTGCAAATGCAATTAGAAAAAATGATAAATGAAAGTTTAAAGCCGTTAATTCGGCAGCTTAGAAATGTTAAAGATCAAGGCGTCAAAGACGCTTTATGTGATTCATTAATAGAAATGTGCGACGAGTTAATCTCCAAGGGGGAGAAGAATGGCAACACCAGAAATGAGGACGATAGCGTTCGTCTGTGATTACGATACCTTTTTAAATGTGAGTGATCGTCGAGACTCGGCGGTAAATCAAAAGCTATGGTTAGAGGTTGTCGCCGAAGTGAACACAGAACATTACGATACGATTAGAGACGAGCTTTGTGAAGCGATTTCATTGCTCGCAGTTGATGATATATAAGCAAAATACAATACATTGATAATAAACTTATCTTTGTGCTAAAATAAAGATCAAACCCAGCATAGTGGATACCCTTTATTAAAGGCCCATACCAAGCTAGGACTATCGGCCTGCAAAGCAGATACCCGGAAAAAAAGGTATGACAATTTAATTATATAAGGAGACATTATGTCTGCAAGTTTATCCGCTGCTGCACAGCAGCTATTCGATTCAGAGGTGAAACACGCGTTTCAAACCGCTGGTCAACTAAGAGGCA